TTAAAAATCTGAAGCCTTGTTTTAACGGTACAATATGTGTTTTATTCATATTTAATTTTAAATCTAATTCTTTGCACATTTCTTGAATTTCAATTAAAGCTTCTTGGAGTCTTTCTTTGCTGTCAGAAATAATAAAACCGTCGTCCATATATCTTATGTAATATTTAAACTTTAATTTATCTTTAATTAAATGGTCGATTGGATTAGCAAACAATAAAGCAAGAAATTGTGATAGCTCACTACCAAGACCAATACCAACACCGCCGTTTTCGGAGTATATTGATATTGCAGCTTTAACAATTTCCAAAACTTGTTCGTCTTTTACTTTCTTTGCGACCATTTCTAAAGCCTTTTCGTGATTTATGCTTCCAAAATAATCTTTAAAATCAAAAGTTAATACATATCCCTCGTTGCCATAACGCCTATAATGCTTTTGCAACATCGCGGCAACTCTACGAAACGCAAACGAAATACCTTTATTTTTAGTAGAAGCACAATTATCATATATAAATGATGGTTGAAATAATGGTAATAAACAATAATTACATAATGCTTTTTGAACCACTCTATCTCTTATTTTTACACTTTTAATATGTCTTAGTTTGCCTCTTTCAAAAATATCAAATTTATTCGTTTTCATAAATTTAAAAGTACCGTCCATTAAATGTCTGTGAATGACTCTACAATTATATGTAGTAGCCCTCATAAAGTTTTGAACACTTGCTTTCCAATAAACATTTCTTTTGCACAAATTCGCTGATTCGCACAAATGCTTAAACGAAAAGATGTATTCAAAACTATATACTCCATAAGGGCTATCGGTGGTTAAATTATCATCTATGAAGTTCGACAATTTTTCATTATCAATCATATGTATAACACCACCTTTCATTAAATTAATTTTGCACTTAACTTCATATATTCGCTCAAACCGCCCTATTCCGATACTGGTGTAAACGCCAATCGGGGGTTGGGTATTAATTTATCTATATTTGTATTCAACATAGAAACCTTACTTTCTCCTTCTATTGATTAGAAATATTTTCGACATTCGTTTCCTTATGGGTGTTTCCTAATTTGAAATAGAGCCAAAAGGTGTTTACTCAAATTCCATTTATTGATATACGGAGTAATATATCTCAATCATTATTCAAAAACTAATCAAATGAATCCGGGGCGAGCCCATTCGAGTTGTTCGCGTTGTTGTTGTTGAAGTTGCCGTTGGTATTAACATTAACAAAGTTAGTAGTGGAATAAGGCGACCGCAACCACCAGTTAGACGCGGACAAACTCTGGTAATACAGAAAGTAAGGTGGTATATATAATCACCATAAATGGTGTTATATGCTTTATATTTTTTCGGTTATCAATGGTGAGAGCATCTCTTTTAATTCTTTATTGGTTTTAGCACCAACAATAGATTTAATTATTTGAGTGTCGTAAGTTCGCAATTTGCTTATTTGACTTATGGCATCTTCTATGGTGTCGCACCATTTATTAAAGCGTTTTTGCTTAATTTCATATATAGCAAAAACAACATCAAATGAATCTGTTATACTTTTTAAACAGGATTGACTTTCAACAAAATAACCTCTTCTGTTGATATAAGTAATCGTGTCTTGAATAACAATATTGTTGCCTTTACACGCATTTGTATATGCGTCGGCTATTAATTTCATAAAATTAATTAATATTGAGCTATCGCTATGATGCTTTTGCGCGAGAACCCAATTATTTACGTCTTTAAGTAAAAATTGTAAATCGTTTATAAATTTCGCTTTTGTTTTCTTTTTGTATCGTGAATGTACCATTTTTCTCGCGCTCCTTTTATTAATTTTTGTCGCCCTAACGGGCGAAAATAAAAGAGCGACAAGCTGTAAACAGCTTGCCACTCTTAACGATATATTCTGTAAGCGCATCCTTTCGGATGCTAAATTGATTATTAAATTTCTAAAATTAACCGATACAGAAAGCCGGGGCGAGCCCATACGAGTAGTTCGCGTAGTTGGCGTTGAAGCCGCCGTTGGTACCAACAAAAACAAAGTGAGTAGTGGAATAAGGCGACCGCAACCACCAGTAAGACGCGGAACCAGTAGCATAATTCGGCTTCTTGATTCTGTTATTGTTTCCTGTAATTCGACTATATGTCTTGAAGCTTGATAATGTGTTACTACTCCAAACGCCTAAAGAGCACCATTTGTTCAATTCGTTTCTATAAGGAACAGAATTTGCACCAAAAACTTCTGCATCTGAGAGCAAGAATAGTTTACTTATAGAAGAAACAGGCAAGTTCGAGAAGTTACCACTACTATCTCTACCTTTAGCAGAAAGAACCTTAACTGGTGTAATAACACCTTGTAACTCAGATGGGAAATAACTAAACAAACTACGACCACGAGTTGAGCCACTAAGAATACCGTCATTCAAATATTCATTAGCTCGACACTTCTTAGACGAATCAGCAGTATCGTCACCCCAACCATTTGTTGTTACGTTACCACTATTCATTGGATAGCCGCCAAATGTCTGACCGTTATTACCACTACTATCAGCAAACCTTAATGCCCAAACAACGTGTGAGAAATATTGTGTTACTTTGGTTGGATAATTGCCATCGTTGTTCCAATAATATACACAACCGTCCGCATCACAAACATATAATCCTGCTGTTTTTTCGCTTAAATCGGTCAGCGAGCTTGAGAAACTTGCAAATTTTCCAAGTATTGTTTGGTTATAATAGTCACCACTTACTCCATAAGGACAAGCAAGACCATCCCAAGTATCGCCAACGCCAGTAAAGCCCGAATCGGCGCGTTCATATACGTTGTAACCCATAACTTCAATTTCAAACGCGCTACGTCCCGATTGCTCATCTGCAACTGCACCACCAATAAAGGCGTTCCATTCAGGACAGATAATTCTGGCTCTATCACCTTTGCGTAAATATAAATCAAACTTATCTGATTTACAAATAGCATAGATTTCGCCAATAGTATAAGCACTTTCGTAATTGGGGTCATTCGTATAGACGTATGTAAATTCACTTAGATATTGTGTTACATCCGCAGGCTCTGGGTCACTCATAAAGTCAGGTAAACAACATTCTAAGAAGATTGAATTAATAACATAATTCGGCTTCAGAACGTCTTTCTTGTCGGCTACAAAGTCACCAACCAAAGCTTCATTAACCGTAAATGTTGAATACAAGCCAACAATTTTACTTGTATCGGTTACGCCGTCAACAATAATGGATTCGCCAGTATCAATCCAACCTTGACATAAATACCAAGTATCTGTGATTTCCTCTTTTGAAGGAGTACCATAAGTTGTATCATATGTTAATGTACCACCCGCAGTAACATCGGTAGAATATAGCTCATTTCCGTCTGATTCAAACGTAATAGTATATTGCCTATCCGATTCTGTGAAAACAGTATTATAAGTTTTGGGAGCTCTAATCCTTGTACCCGGACTCGAATCCCAACCGTAGAAAGCATACGTTTTATCCCAAGTATAATCTCTCTTTGGTGTATCAAATAGATAATCATATAACTCATAATAAGTTTTTCCTGAATTAACGGTCGTATCTTCAGACGGTGCATAAGTATCGTCTGATAATTCGTAATAACCAGAAGTTGATGGGTTGCCCGTTGGCTCTGCAACAACTCTAAAGTCTTTTACATAATAACCATCAGAAGTAATAACCCAACTTTCTGCTACCGTAGAACCGTTTTCAACATAAAGTGTGCCAAGGAAACTTCCTGTATAATATGTTTTTTCACTATCAACAGAGGTATCAGTTGAACTCACATACTCATCATTAACTAACTCATAATAGTTAGAAGTTGATGGGTTGCCTGTTGGCGAAGCTACCGCCGCGAAATTAGCGAATGTTACTGGATATTGCTCAACAAAGTTAGTATAAGTAATAGTCAATCCATTCCAAAGACTTGTATAAGTATCATACTGTCTTTGAGTAATTCTGTGGAAATGAACTGTACCAGTCAATGCAACCGTGTAGCCCTGAATAGCACTCTTAGCGGCTAACTTGTCCATTAAAGCAATTCCGTTAGCGTTCTGTGATTGGTTAAAGCTCCAGTTAATATCGGTTAATGAAATATGCGAAAGGTTAGGAGCGCTTTCTAACGCATCACCCAATACAGATAATACATCGACGGGTGTATTCTGAATAGTCAAATGAGTTAAGTTATCATAACCCTCAATCTCAAATGTTTCAAGATTAGTTTGACTGATAAGCTGTAAATTAGTAATAGTATTGGGTAATTTAAGCGTTCTAAGCTGACTACCAGACGGCAACGAAACCGTTGTAATCTTTGTTCCTTTTGCAAGAAACTCTCTGATATTATAACAGTTTGAAACATTAACATTACCAGTTAAGTTAGTACAGTTAGAAATGTTTACGGTTTTAAGCTTCTTTGAATTGCCTAAACTAAACATATTACCAACAAGACCCGCGTTTTCATAACCTTCGGCTTCACTACCAACAATAACGCTCTCAAGATTAGTTGCCATTCCGCCCAACTCGAATCTTTTTATATGACAATCCGACAGGTCGCCGAAACTCTTAATTTCTGCGCCATTGTAAATATTTAACATACTGTCGCCGCTACTATCCAATGTAGAAACAAATGATACTGATTCATTAGCTTTGCAATACTTTTTCTGTCTTGTACTACCAAATTCTGCGATAACGTATGTATTTGTAAATGGTGTAATAACAATAGTTTTGTTGTTAATATAATAGGTCTTTTCAGGATTAACCGATGTATCAGTTGAAGCACTATAAGTGTTGTTACCAACCTTTTCATAATAGTTTGAAGTAGAGGGATTACCCGAAGGATTCTCTACAACTCTATAAGTTGTGCCAGCACCAACAGGTGTCGTCATACGCAACTGAATTTCGTTCGTAGAATCCGTGGCAGAACCAACCATATATTTTGAGAAATAATAGCTAAATCTATGTTTAAGCCAATATTCTCTCTGTGACGCTTTTGAGCCTTGCGCCATAGCTAAATAAGCTGTGGTATCGGTATCAAGATAAGGTTTAATATATTTGTGTTCTGTATCTGCACAGAAAATAGCTTCTGACCAAGCAGATTGGTGTGTTGCAAATCTATTGCGAACATACTCATAGTTAAAGCCCTTACTTACAAGGGAGTTAATCATATTAAATATTTCTGTTTGAAACGCAGCTCTTACGTTTTTCCAAAGAACAGAATCTTGACCGTTATAAACATTTGAACCATTATATGTACTGTCGTCCTCTAACCAATAGTCGAAAACAAGGGCTCCAATGTTATCAATGCCGAGCGCGGTATCACCATCATAAGGGAAGAAGAACCAATGCTCGCCATCGAATGTTACCATATGCTGGTTTTTAGCACGGCTATCAACCATTAAGAAAATGTCAGTCCAAATGTAATATAGGATTGCGAGGTCTTTTACAAAATAATCCTCAAATTCGTCTTTGAATTTTGCCAATCTGTATGCAGCATTATCTGTTGTATAAGTTACGCCATTAATTTCTTTGTTTATTGAAGCACCAGTGGCGTTTTCTGTATCTGTGCTTGCAACCCAACTAACCACTCTCTTTAATTGAGTATAATCATCGTATGTTTCGTCGTCCGGGAAGATAGGCTCAAATGCAATCTTAGCACGAGGAGCGATTGTGGTTTGACCTGTGGTTTTATCCGTATATTCAATTTCTGTTTCAAAATCATCGGATTTAAACTCGGTAACAACCAAACCATTATCTCTAAAGTCCCAAGCCTCACAATTCGGATATTTAGTATCGTCAAAACCAAACACCTCTGGAGTTCCTTTGTCGTTATTGAAGTTATACTTGCCCCAGAATGTAATAGCATTGGTATTCGGATTTTTCCAATATACTACTATTGGCTTACCGTCGATACATTGTCTTACTCTTTCGTCTTCCTCTTGCGGTGGTGTAAGCATATCATAATCATTCTGTAACCACCTTGTCATATCATCCCAGATTTTCATTAAGATAATATTATTCGCACCCTCGGAAGAGGCAACGTCAGCTTTCAGACAGAAAGCGTTTGTAGGAACGCTGTTGCTATATAATTGATATTTAGATAATGTAACGTAATCAACACCGTTAATCTCAGAAACATTAGTATCTGCTTTTCTAACATAAGTAATATCGTTTCTTTCAATAGTTACGGGCTCATCTGCGGTTACTTCAACACCATTAACGCCGACCGCTGACATTGGAATATAATCAGTATCTTCGACAGAAATAGTAGTAATATCAATTTCCTTTTTAATGCCCTTTTTAAACTTTGCTTTGAAGTTTTTAATTACATAACCTTGTGAAGAAGTACCCTGTACGTTAAGTTCAGCATCACTAAAAATAAATGAATTTGACGGAACACCTTTATCGACATAAGTGCCAGATACGGTTTTCTTATCACCCTTATACTGAGGCAATTCAGGACACTCAATAATCATATATGGGCAATTATCGGGGAGTTTATTGTAATCAATAGAATAAGTTTCATCGAACACATTGTTGCGGTTATTTCTGTCAAGCATATCACTTACATTTGGTGAATCCGCAATAAAGTTATTTAAGATTTGATAACTACGATTGCCGCTGTCTTGGGCAACTTGGAATAACTCAATATCATAACAACGTACTTTATATACCTCTATTTCAGCATAGTCCGAACCAATGATAATATTGCTTGCGGGGTTCTGTAAAAAACTATCAAGTTCTGCAAAATTAATTACACCAGCTATATCTGAATTAATAAATACATAAACAAGCTGACCTCTGTAACTATTTGCAGAATTTCTTTTTGTAATAACAAAACTAAGTCTAATCTCGGTTTCGTCATTATATTGTACTGAAACACCATCGGATGAGTTAATTGCCAAAGAACCTTTATTGGCAGTAATATTAATACCCTTGTTGTTTGCAAAACAAGAAATAACATTCTGCTCATAATCATATACATTTGTTACTTTAAAGCTAACCTCTATGGTTTTGCCTCGTGTAGTATCAATATCATATGAGAATGGCTGGAATGGGATAGACATACTTCCGCCCAACGGTATTTTTAAACTGTTGCCAGTCCATCCATAAAGATTGAAGTCAATTCCGTCAAATACAACAGAATAGGTTTCATTGTTGCTATTTGTAAAAGAATAGGTGGCTCTTGTTTCGTTAGGTTCGTTATTACTCCTATTAGTGGGGTCAAATAAGAATTTTAAACCCGATGTTTCAGCAGTAGCAACATCAAGAGCAGTAGCTGTGTATGTTAATGTCTGGAATAATCCAGTATAATATGTCTTTTCGGAGTTTACACTACTATCGCTCGAAGCGGTATAAATACCATTCGATAACTCATAATAACCCGAAGTTGACGGATTGCCTGTGGGCTCGCCTACCTCGTAATAATATGAAAATACTACCGTATAAACACCATCAAGAGTTAATCTATATGACCAATCACTTACTGCGCCACTATCAACATTTAAAGTTCCGCTGTAAATATTAGATGTAGGTGTATAATCAACTCCGTCAACAGTAACAACATCAGTATCGGCTTTTCTTACATATGTAATTGTAACGTCGTCCTCAGTTTCAGTAATTGTAACAGGATTTTGTGCAACCACAGATAAACCCGCCGCCGCTAATTCAGACTGATTATAATAAACCACGTTGCTGATTGTTTTAGTTTGTAGTGTCACTACTCGTTTATGAGAAATACTAACCCCAAGAATACAAGAGGGGTCTAAGCCGCCATATGCAACATAGCGAGCTTGCGCATAATCATACTGAGTAAGCGTTGGATTAATGCTCTGGGCAAATAATAGTTTGTTTTCGTTGCCCGAAACCACTTGTAGTATGCCAAAATTAAGCGTGTTACTACGAATTGAACCACTATAACCCTCAAGAGTTGTGTCCATATAGATTTGAATTGTGTGGCTCCCGTGAGAAAGCCCAACTATATCAAAGTATCTCGCTGCCGCCGATGTTGTAGTTGTGATTGTATCATATACTACACCATCAACCTTACAGGTAATAACCTTGGAACCACTACCATTAGGAGTGCAGGCGATTGAAAACGCGCCATTTTGCACGCTCATTTTTGGGAAATTTGATGTAATATAGTTATAGGCAACATTGGCATAATAAGTTAAGGATTTGCGATTGCCGTCCATATCAACAACAGTAACTCTAATAACATTAGTTTTATTTGGAGTAACGTAAGCGCCCAAATCAACATTATTTGTGCCTTGCTCAAGGTTTTGATTGGTTAATACCAATTCGCCATCAACATAGTAATAAGCAACGCCGTTACCAGTTGGGGTGTTGTCTGAACTATCTGTGGAGGTAAACAAGAAGCTTAGAATACACTCGCAGCTTTCGCCATCATAAGGAACGGTGAAAGAAGTTGAGGGCAATAAGTTTCTTAATCTCATTACAGATACTCCACCAGCGCCACCGCCGCCACCTGCGGGTAAAATTACGCTTGCTATAACAGAGTCGTCTTGTGTATTAATAAGCTGCAAAATTTTCTGAGTCTCATCGTTTTCATTATCTGCGATAGCGAAATCATAAGCGGTATCTCTTGAATCTATTTCTTCTTTTGTATAGGTTTCGGTTTTATCATATGAATCACCACCAACAGCTATAAAATCACCTTCTGGGGTGGCTTCATCAATAATATATCTATAATGAATAAATCCAGTAGTTGTTGTTCCAATGTAATAATCTAAATCAGGGTCTCCCTCAAGACCGCTAAGAGTTGTACCAATGTAACAACCTGCGCTCGCTTGAGCGTATGTTAGACTATTGCCGTTCGGCTGAATGGTATATACTTTGTATTTACCACCATCTTCTACAACAACAACCTGACCAGCTTTTGCGCTATCTGTTGCAAGATAAGCCTCTAAATCCTCGAAGTTGTCATCTGAACTATCAAAAATTCTCTTTTCTTCCAAAGCTTTCATTACCAACGAAGGTGAAAGCATTTCCTCTGTAATTCCGCCAACGGGCAAAGCGGGCTGTAAAGCACCCCAAGTATCATTTGATAATTGAGTATAGAAAATGCCATCCTTTTCAGTAATGAAACTTCTTATAGTATTACCATATTGTAGAATAGTAACGTATTGCGAAGCAGAGCCAGCAAACAGAACGCCTGCCGCCAATAACGCTTTATAAGCTGTACGATTGTCAAGAGTTAGGCTATCAATATAAGCTTTGTTCTTTGCTTCGCCGCCGCCAATTAAAGCATAATCAAATTTTCCACCTAACAACTCATCGCTCTCAGATTTTGTGTAGCTGGGATTAATTGTTATCCAATCCTCTGCGCTAAAAGTTGGAGAGATAGAATTAATTTTACGAACTATTGTTACACCAATATCAATGATTTCAATAATCTGATATGGAGCAACATAAGTAATGGTGGCAGAATAGCTTTCGTCGGCATCTAAACCGAGAGCTTCGGCTAAATCGCCACTAACTACAAAATGTGTTAATAATGTTGATGCACAATATTTAGCATCATTTAGCGCGGTTGTTGAAGAAATCGTACTCGTTTCGGTTGACTGCTCAATATAATCGGTTGTTGTATATTCGTCATAAACAGCTTTTAAAGTCGCATCAAGAGTGTCGTATGTAACAGTACCGTTAGCGATAGCGACCGCTTGATATTGAATAATGGGGTCTGAAATACTTGTGCCATCCCAAAAATAAATCCAACCTTGTTTAAGTTGTGGAGATGCAGAAGTATTATCTGTTCCCGAATATACATAAATACCATTAGGTTTTCCCGATAGTCCAGCTACTGAAGTAAAAGTACCTTTAGGGCTACCATCGTCTAAATTTGCAAGATACGTCAGTTCAAAATCTGTTAAGCGATTATCAACCCTTGTTGTAACTAATGATTCAATAACATTTTCAATGTTATCAACATATTCATAATAAGAAGGTTTAATCTTTGCAGTTACAGGTAAAACACCTTTGGCGACCGTGCAATTATGCGATGCGTCTTCATACTCGTACATATGCACCATAACAGTATATGGATATTGCAATAGGTCGTTTGGTACTTCCACTTCAATAAGACCATTATCGGTAAACGTAGAAGCAACCGGGATTGACGTTTCGCTTTTTCTATTAAAGAAAAGGAAAACAGGAGCGTTTGTTAATTCTTCTGTATTTTCAAGATACAACTTACGCCCTAAATCCCATTGAACAAGGTGTAAAACCTCATTACCCTTTGAATCTAAAAAATTCAATGCGTACATTTATTATCTCCTTTCTTGGTTAAAATTTTTTGAAAAAGTAATAAATAAAAGAATCAAGAGATTTTTGTAATGAAAAATGTCAATAAAATCATTGTTTTATCGACAATCCTCTAACTTTAATCATTAATGTTTTTACATAACCATTACCGTGATAAACTGTCTGATATTCGTCAAACATTTCCTCAAGAGCTTTTAGCCTTTCTGCGGTAATGAAACCATCTCTAATTGCCTCCGTGCAGCCCTGAACTATAAAGAACTTCAACTGTTTATAGTTGATTTCGCTTTGGTTGTTTATCGAGGTCTGCATTTCGTCTATTTTTTCAACTATCTTTTTCTGTGTTTGGTTGAAATTATCTAACCTTTTATACAGGCTCTCTTTTTCCTCTTGCATATCTCTATATTTTCCAAAAACCTTATACAGTCGAATGGTTAAAGTTACAACCCCACCAATTATTCCAGCAATCGCAGCACCCCAAGCGATTACTTCCCCAACGGTGAGGTTGGCAAACCAATCATTTGCCGCGTTGAGGGTATTCATCTTCTTTCACCTTTCAAAAAAATCTACAAAAAGAATAGGACTATCTTGTGATAGCCCTACCTTTAGTGTTTGACCTATATGTATCTAAAAATAACTATTATAATCAATAATTATTCAGATATATCTTTTTTACTTTTTAATTCGTCTAAGTAAACGTCGGCTTCGATAGCCTCTTTTGTGAAGCTGTTGTTTTTCCACCAAGCCCACGCTGTCGCTCCGATTGTAAAAAGAAGCGTAACGGTTTCATATACAGTATCTTCGCTAAAAGGTAATGGATTAATACCGAATACAGTTAATATCTGATTAACCAGAGCGATAACTAATACGATTGTTCTTGCGATTGTTTCTTTGCTTACTGTCATTTTAATTTCCTTCCTTTTCATTGTTTGATTTGTCTTTGGTTTTTTCCTCGGATTCTTTCTTTTGGCTATCGGCAAAAATTTGTTTTTCTTGTTCTGCTACTTGTTTTGCCGACAAATTAATTTGTTCGGCAATCTGTTGGAATATTATATCTACGACCGATATATGTAATCCAGATTTATTAATATCATCAATTATTTTTTGCTTAAATTCATCAATAATCATTGAATAAGGTTTATTCATTATTATCATTTCCTCTCTTTAATTCTTCAAGTTCATTTTGTAATTGGTCAATAATTTGCTTTTGATATTTTAATGTAGCTATAATATCTGGAATTAACTCTCCATATCTTAAACCGCAAAATGGCTCACCATCTTTGGGAGTATCTGATACAACGTATAATCCCCAATCTTCTCCTATTTCATCCATTTTTTCTTTTACTGATTGCGCAATTAAACCGTGATGGTATCTGTTTGAAGTTCCTTCGTTATATTTAAACTTTACAGGATTTAAAGAATATATAAAATCTGCAACGCTTTGAGTATTAAGGTTGGAAATAGAATTTTTGATATTAATATCCGAACCTATTACCGTATCACCATTTTTATCGTAAATTGTAGAATTAAAATGTACGGGAGACTCAAAAGTAGAAGCTATACGACAATAAAAATCTTTATGTCCTGTTTTTAAATCTACTCCAAACTGAACTTCGTAAGCACCACTATCGTACTTGCTTAAATCAAAACCAAAAGCATTAAAATTTGACCAATAAGTCGGGGTACTGTTGGCATCATCCCAAAATACAGGGTCGCCATATGTACCTGTAAAATTTATTTCTCCGCCCTCATAGGCAACACGAGAAGTTCCGCGATAAGTGGTATTACCAGATGTCCAAGTATAACTCTGATTAGGACTATCCGTATAAGCTCTGCCGCCTGTTATATTAAATGTGGTACTGCCGTTTGAGTTTGTTCCAGTAGAAGAAATATCGACATCGGTTGCATACATTTTACCCGCTTTTGTAACTCTAAATGGACAATCAGAATAATCTGAATTACTATTGCCGCCAGCTGCGAATACATAAGTGCTATTTGTGCTCGGTCGTTGTATTACCGCTGTTGGGGTGCCATTATAATAAATTTTGTCTGGTGTTATTGACCACCCAGCTATTGAAGAGCCGTTGCCAGCAGTAATCGTGCCCGAAAAACTACCATCTGTTGCATAAATAGTACCATAGATTACAGCGTTGCTGGCAGTTAATAAGCCAGCGGATGATAAATTAAATCCAGTTGTACTATCCGAAGGTGTGCTTCCAACCGAAATACCAGTATTATTAAGTGTGAGCGAGGTTGCAGTAATTGCACCCTCTATACTTAATTTGTAATCGTGTAAATTATTATCATAAGCATATGTTATTTTACCGCCGCCAAAACTGAGTGTACCGTCAGCTTTAATTTGTGTTTCATTGTTTGAGCCGCCATAAAGATTTCCTGCATCGTCAATAAAAATGCCCGTATGACCAGTTGCAGAGCTTTTTCTGCCGCCCGTACTTAAATATGATGAGGCAGTAATTGCGCCATCAACAGATAAGATAGAGCCATCCCACTTGAGCTTGCCGCCGCCGAAACTAAGCGTGCCATCATTTAGTCGTAAAATACTTCCTGTTTCAACACCTGTTGCCGAATTATAAGAATAGTTATTAGATTGTATTGAGCCTGTTGTTATACAACCACCATCAATAGTAGTCGTACCGTCAGCCAAACCTTGGAATGTTGCATTGGTCGCAGTTAGAGCATTTACATCTAATGTGTCTAAAATTACATTAGTTACCCTTGTGCCAAAACTCTCAGAATTAAGCAAGCGTGCTAACATAGTGTTGCTGATTGTAATATCAATTTCGTCCGATGTTCCAAACACGCCGTTACCAGAGCCTCTACCAGAACTACTCGAACGAGAAGAAGTAGATGTGGCTTTGTTTAATAGATAGCTTGTATCAGATATTAATACCCTCGAACGAGTGAAATTACTGAACTCAATTTTAAAATCTTTTGAACTCGGCAATCTTGGGTTGAATGTAAAAGCCACAATTCTCAATTTAACATAAGTGTTGTCACGATATTGAACCAACATAAAATTACCACACTTAAAGTTTGACCACATAGCCTTATAATCAGATAATCCTAAAAGGTTGTCGGCTTCAACCGCAAATGTAAGTTGCGGGCGAGAAACGATAGAGGCTTGGTCTTTAGCATCTTCGAGCAATTCTAAGCAAATATCAATAACTTCGTCGGTTGTATTGATGTCGGTTTTTAAAATATTTTCATTGGAATAATCCGCGTCCCTATATAGTCTGGTAATAGCTTTAATATCATCATCCGAGAAATAAGGCGAATCGCCAAAGAAAGTGAAACCAGACAATGTGGCTTGTCTATTTAATTCTGCGCGGCTCTCCATACAAGTTTCCAAACTATCGGTTAAACTATCTATTTGAGCATTAAGCGTAATAAGATAATCATAGGCATTGTCAACACTACCAATGAAATAATTATAATACTTCATATACTCGTCATAATAATAATTTGCTGATAGATTACCATATTCCTCTTTTTCTTGAGGAGATAAATACCTTGATTTATCTGCCGCCGATAAACTATTCCAATCTGCTAACCCCCAAATTTTTATACTATAATATTTAACATTATAAGCTCGCTCTAAGATGGCAATCGCCGCCAAACGCTCTTGTTTTTGAGCTTCGGTTAAGTTGTCTTTATCGGTTTCATATGCTGCTTTTGCTGTATCAAGGGCAGTTTTCTCGGCGGTCGCATCTTGCCTGATAACTGATTTTTCCGCCAAAATGTCCATATTACCCTTATAAATATCAATCTTATTTTGCAATTCGATTGCGCCGTACAATGTCCATTCGGTTTCCCAAGCCTTAATCCTATCAAGATATTCACTTTTATTAGTGTCTGTCCATTTGTCTTGGTCGGAATAATAAGGAAAGGTTGAAATCGCACATTCGATTTCGGCTATAATACCTTTATAAGCTTGATAATCATACCAATAAAACGTATTTTTCATATAGCTTTCATTAACACTATCGTCGGCATTACAACCATCAGTTCCAAAATCTTCTTTATACGAGGTTATCAAAGACGTTAATAAATTCTTAAAATAAGTTAAATGTTCTTCAAGTTCATCCTTTTTAAATGTACTCCAGTCAGTTTTTAAATCATCTCTGGGTACACGATATTTTATTTCATTGATTTCATTGTTTATCCTGTCAATATCTTTTGAATATTGAATACAATCGGTTCGATAAGCATTAATAAAATCAATATAATTCTGATATTTTTCAGCTAATGCGTCATCAACATATAAACGCTTACCATTTACATCTTTGGCGTTCATTTTATAACCAAGGTCTTCTACATACTCCAAACCATAATTAACACGAGTAAGACTAAGGTTATCCGCGCCAGTCGCATATAAACGAGTTGATAAATTTTCTTCATCACAAGTAATGTTCATACTATTTATTAAATTATCATATGACATTACAATTCCTGAATCTTTGCCTATGTGTTCTACCGGGGTTACATTAACCTTGCGATTTACAATATCAAAATTAACAACACAATTTGCTGTTTCAGCAAATGTTTGAGTTAAAAAAGAATAAATACTCTCACTAATTTCAAATTGATATTTTTTATTTGATAGTACAAATTTATCGGCAATATTTTGAATGTTGGTTTCTCCAAAAACGTCACCAACCGTCCAATCACCGCCTGTTTCCTCTAAAACAATATCGAGCAAACTTAATTGCTTGCAATACTTTGTATAAAACAATATAAGGTCATTTATTCTTTTAATAAACGCCATTTCATTATTAACTACAATCTTAGTAATAGTTTCTGAACTATAAGTATATGATAGAAACTCAGTAATAGAATATTCTTCATAGCCATTACCAGAAGTAACTTCAAATTTGTGTTTAAGACGAGGAACTACATCTACATATTTTTGAAAATTCTCAATTTGTGTTGAACTTGTGATAGTTCTTTCCGAACCAACTAACGACCCAAAATCGCCACGCAAGTATTTTGTTTTAAACTCACTTAACTGTGCTGGAATTGTATTATGCAACAATATCCAGTCATACGGCAAATTCGTATATGGGTTTTTAATTAATTCATATTGAGTATCGTTATTACTATCTGTATATGATAAATAACCATCTTCGCTTTCGCCGTCCGAAACTAAATATTCTTGCGAAATGTTTGTGCCCATATTAATAGAAATATCGCAATTTTTATCTTCTAATTCGACATCACAACTATACGCAGTAATATGTTTTGTATCATTATATCCGTTAAGAGATATTTCGGGCTGTTTCATTTTAAACAAGCCTATTTTTTCGACAAGAAGATACATACCCTCTTGCAAATAATCAAACCATATTGAATCTTCGGTTTTATGTATTTCAAAAGTCAATTCGTACTGCTGATTTAAACCAACTGTCAAACTGCTTGTGCTTTCATTAATTTCATTATCTAAACAACCTAATACCTCTCCGATTGGTTTAACTACATAGATACTAAGGGGCTCTAATTGATTAAATAAATTAATAGAAAACATATTTAGAACCCTCCTGACTTAATAATATCTCTATATGTAATTTCCACCTTTTTAATTGAATTAGATTGACTTGGAGTAATTACCAAGTTGTTTTTGCCTTGGATAAGTTTTAGCCAATAAATATCTTGATTTAATAATGATAACAAACCATAGCCATCATCTACGGTTGAATTATCAATAATTGAACTTATTGGTACAATTTCGCCATCTTCGTTTGTAACAATTTTCTTTTTACAATCAATTATTAATTCAGCTACATCCGATGGCAAATGCAAAAACATACTATTGCCACTATCAGATGCGTTTTCAATATACACAGAATCGCTATTGCCAAATTCTTCGTCGGCATAAATCTTAATAATAGGGTAAACACCTTGTAAAACCTCCGAAGTATGAATATAAACATTTTTCTCAACAAAATTGTTTTGAGAATTAACATTAAAAGTTGAGGTTTTAAGTTCTGAAAAACCATAAGGTGCATTACAAGTAAATGTTAAATACAATCCGTAGCACTCTTGCGAAAGAATATATGGCTGAACATTTGTAAACACACCAAAATACCTAACGTCAGGTTCATTGTTATTAGGTTCAACCACTTGTAATTCCGTTGGTTGTGTAGGACTTTCCAGCCAAGCACGGAGTCCATTTATTTCAAATTTACTTAATTTATAGTCTGTTTTGCTTTCGCACATATCTTCGTTTTTAAGAATAAGGAAATGCAACGTCAGAGTATCGTTATAGCGTGTAGAATAGTGATTAGGAATTGCGCGGATAGAAGTTATATCCGATTTTTCGATTTCTCGGCTCACCCATTCTTGACTATCTTCGGGGTCGAACATTGACATTCCAAATTCGGATAACCAGCGATTGCCGAAGCAAAAATCTTCTCCTAACATTACGGTTTCCTCCTTTAAATAATCGACACTTATTTAAAAATGCCTATTATCTTATAAAATTAGAGGACTGCGTTTTCACGCAATCCTCTTTAATTAAACTGTTCGTCTACCGCCACCTTTAAGGAAATCTCTGTGTATTTTCTTATCGGTGTAATCGGCAGCGTCTTTAACCCAATCATTATGTAGCTTTTTAAGCTGTTCAACGGTTACAGCATCTGCGCTACCCTCAATGGTGATTGAGTTATCTTGGTTTATATTAAACTCTGGTGTATTTGAACCAAAGCCTGCTTTTGAAATGTCTGGTAAACCAATAAAATCAGACATATCGCCTTTCGCCATAGCAAGAAGTCTGCTTGTAGCATCGGCAGGCAATACACCCTCTCCTTTGAGAAGCGGCATTATGATACCCTTTTTGGTTATAATGCCTTCGCGACCATTCTCGTGGAGATAAGCCATCATATTTTTACTTGCACTCGTTGTACCACTTGCAAAGCCCGGCAAATCCGACGTATCAACGCCATAGTAATTTAGTAATCTTTTTAGCGTTTCATTGACAAGATTAACCGAACCAGAAACCAGAGCCGAGGCATCCGTCCATAATTCAGTTTGCGCTGATAAATCTCGCTTGATTTCTTCCCACTTTTCATCAAAAGCATCTTGAAGTGTATCTTTTAAATCGTCCAAAGAATCTTCGCTTATTTCGATGAGGTGTTCTTGTACGGTTTCATTTAGCTCATCTTGCGCCTCTGCCAAGTCGGACATTAACTGAGCACGTTTAGCTTTTGCGGCGGCGGTATCAATACCTTGTAGTGCCGCAAGTTCTGATTGAAGTTCTTGGATATTTTTGTTCTTTTCGCGAATAGATTTGTCATAATCATAATATGCCTTTTTAGCTTTTAACGCTTCGTTTCGTGCGTCTATTAAATCAAACAAATCGTCTAATTCGTTTTGAGCCATATCCTTATACATATCAACAATTTCGTTCATAGCAGACTTCATATCTTTTGCGCCAGCTAAAATTTGCTCTTGTAATTCGGCTAATTTTTCCGCATATTCTTCTTCGGTTAATATAGGAGTGTTATATAATTCGCCCAAAGCGTTGTATGCGTCAAGATATTGTTCGTATGTTATAATACCGCTATGTAACTGGTCTAAAAGAACCGCGTGTTGCTCGTTAAATTCTGCCGCAGTTAGCATATTTTTATTTCTTAATTCATTAAGTTTGGTTAGCTCTTGCTCGTACTCAGAAATTTTATTGCGTGCATTTTCGTAGTTCTCAACGGTTGTCGCTATCTTTGCTATGCCATATTCCGTTAATTTTCCATCCTTATCATATAGCATATCATCGTCAATTAAATCGGCATATCCATCAACAATCTTTTTGAACCTATCTATACCTTTAATCGCGTCCTCAAAAGGTTTCATATAGTATTCAACTAAGGCATCGCTGATTTCTTTAACCTCCTCTAAGTATTTATACTCGTCGGCAAGGTATTGTTCTGATTCTTCTTTCCATTCAGCTATGGTTTTGCCACCGTACACACCGTCTGCACTTTCCTGCGCCAAAGCCATATACTCCAAAGCGCGTTCGGCTTCGCGTCTTGCCGCAATAGCTTCTCGTTGAGCAACAACTAATCTCTCGCGATATGTTGCCGAGTCAATCTCTAAGCCAAATTTCTCTTGCATACTAATTAAGCCAGCAAGCCTATTTTTAAAGGAATCCAACAATCCTAAAAGCTTTTCTAAATTATCGAATGGCAAGTTAGCAATAGCATTATTCCATTCTTCTTGCGAAATTCTACATTCTTCCGCAGAGTTTTGATAGCCATAATACGCGTCCATAGCGTCTTTGTATTCCTGAGAATCAGTAGTCCAATATCCGCTTGCGATATTTTGCATAATTTGGTCATAAACTGCCTGTGCTTCTTGTTGATATAATTGTTGGTCAATAATACTCTGACTAATTAGATTTTGATAATCTTCCGCAGTTAATGCTACCCCTCTTGTCGTAGCCAAGTTTTGCGCCGTTTGAATAGCGGTTGTTTTCGCTTTATTCTCATTAAGCTTATTCTCATATTCTTTTTCAACATTAGAAACCATTTGCGTTCCGATTGCAGCTTTTTCAGCCTTTGCAGTTTCTTCGTCGATTTCCTCTTGAGCTTCGGCTTCGCGCAAATATTCAAGAGCATTGTTATAGTCAATACAAGCCTTATAGAATTTTGCTGTAATATAACCCTTAGAATAGAACTCAGCTAATTTTGCAATTACATCAGAAGGGATAATAGTATTGTTTTTAGCCGCTTTTTGTGCTTTATCAATATATTTATCAACCTTCTTTTTCATTGACTTGCTAAGAGTCGCGTAATTTTTGCCGTGATGTTTTTTATTAGAACGATTGTTGGCTATAAGAATATTTCTATTCTTGTTTTTATCGGATTTAAACGTATTAATTTCCGCTTGGTCATTTGATAAGATAGTATCATATCCAGCGGCAACTTGCGCTAAATACCTATTAGCATCTGCGGCGTTTGTAGCATTGTCAGCACGTTGTTGAGCTAAATCTTGTTTGTTACTCGTTGCCGTATCTAAATTCTCATATTTTGAGGCTTTATTTTCAGCTTTTTCGGCAGAGTTTTCAGCATAAGCCGTTGCTTGTTCTAATCGGGCAATCTCTAAATTTTCCAAAGAAAGATTATAGGCGTACAACCTTGTGTATAAACTTTTATTTACGGAGCGAATAACTTTAAGGTCAGAATTTGATATAGCCTTCTTTTTCTTAATAGCATTTTTAGCGTTCTTTAATGCTTTTTTATATTTCGCTCTTTTCTTCTTATTAACTTTCTTTAGATTTTTCTTTTTGAGTTGTTTATTAATTTGAGTTTTCGCCGCACCACCCAAAGAGTTTCTATCTGATGCGGCTTTTGAGGTAGCTGTTGCATAAGCCGAATTTTCTTTATCAATGGAGGTATTACTATAATTAAGTTGGCTATTTGCTGCACCACTATACTTACCAGATTGACTTGTATAACCACTTGTTGCAATAGTGGCATATGTATCAGCTCTATCAATTTTCGCGTCTCTTTGAGCATCGCGTAAATCTTTAAGGTCGTTAATATATGTGCGGATATTCGCGTGTAATTCTTCTAAAGCGTCTTTTGCATCTTGAGCTTTGTCGTACCATTCTTGATACGAACTAATAACTTCTTGCACTCTGTCGCCGTATTTAGAAATATCCATTGTACCATTAGCGACTTTGTTCTTAATACTCTTAGCTTGTTTTTTGCTAATAATACCAATAGAAACGGCTTTGTTTATCGTTTTGTTAGCTTGTTTTGTATATTTAGAAGCCGCAGTAGTTTCGTTGCCAATTTGAGTGGCTGTCGCACCAATAGCTTTACGGTAATTTGAAGCCGCCGTACCGTATGAATTATTGTCTGAGGCGTTTTCGGCTTTTGAAATATATCGGTCAATTCGCTTTGTTTGGCGTTCAAGTTTAATTTCAATCCAATCAAAAAGTTTGCCAAACCAGTTTTGGAACTTAGTTAATAATTTATCTTCGGATGAGCTGCTTGAACTACTTGAATTGTTGGAATTATTATTGTTATTATCGCTACTACTATCATCGTGTTGAACATTACCAAAACTACCAGAACCTTTAGAAAAAGCAGTACCTCCAGCATAAGATTTTCCTCGTTTTTGACCTGAAGTAATCTTGCCATATTTTAATATTTGTTCGCTTTGGTTTCCATTAAAAATAATATCGCCCTTTTTATAATGGAACATTTCAGCAGATTTTTGACCAATAATATGCCATTTGCCATTACGAACAAGTATCTCTGGTTTTTCTTCTCCGCCAAGAGCAACACCGCTATTTTTTGTTCCCCAGTTTCCTCCAGCATAAGCTGTGCCAAAAGCGTGCGCCGTTCCATCGGCTTTAGAACTACCTTTTGTAGTTTTTATATAGGTAATTTTTGCGGTTTTATCTGAGGGCTTCCACTTGTCAATATTGGTTTGATATTGCTGAATAGGAGTGCCATCGGGTGAGGTATATGTTATGGTGGTTGTTTTTTCTTCTGGCTCATAACCATCTATCGCCTCTGTATCAACTCCAGCTTCAACCATCATTTGTGGGGTGATTTTACTGATTTTAGCATTAATTTTATCTAAGTCTTCTTGTTTAGGACTTACACCCGCTTTAATATTGGCTTTAACATTTTTTACTGCTTCTGTGAAATCCGTATCGTCTAAGCCTAATTTGGTTTTTATGCTTTTAGGTATTTTATCAATCTTTTTAACAACACTTCCGATTTGTTTTTCGGTTTCAGAAGAATCGGCGCCAATAGATGTTTCTACTTCCAAAGTGTTATAATCATTTTTAAAATCTTGTAGCCAACCAACTGCTTTGGAGATTTTACCTTTAAGTTGCGATGTGTCAACTTTAATTATTGATGATTCATCTAAGCGTTGTTTTTGATAAATTAATGTTGCTAAGATTCCTTGCGCTTCAGCCGCGCCCTCGATAGACAAATCAATGGTTCCGTCAGCTTTTTTAAACTGCTCAAGCATTGACTCTGCTTTAGCTATTTCTCCATTAACAGTAGCTAAATCAACACCGCCAAAATCAAAGGTTATATTTGTTTTGCCTAATTTAATAAGCTTTTGATTAGCCTTATCTGCTTCGCTTTCGAGATTTTCAAGAGAAGTATATGCACCATCAATTTTTATATCAAAACCATAATCTTTGAGTTTTTGTAGCATAGATTGAATAAACTCTGTGGTAGTACCCAATCTCTCGGCAATCTCTTCGTCGTTACCTTCCCTAAAATTAATTTCCCAAGAACCATCTTCGTTTTGTTTTGCCCATTCTGAATTGACATCTTGAACGGCGTTGAGAAAGTTTGATACACCAATTTCGTCTTCTTTTAAAAAATCTTTGACCGAATATGAAGTTCCCTCTATGTTATTTCCCAACTTTTCCCAAGCGGAAACAACTTCGTCTACGCTCGCCGTTGATAAATCTTTAAAAGATAACATATCAACATAAGTTCTAAACTTATCTTGACCGACTAAACCTTTATCATAAAGAGCTTGTATATCTTCTAAGCCATCTCGTATGGTGTCATATGTATCTCCAGATTCTGCGCCGCTTTGTGCATCTTGCCATTTATTAAATGCAGATGTTAAACCGTCATACATTGAAGCGAGTTTGCCCGCTTCTTGAATTTGATTATAAAGCGTAGTTCTTTGTGCTAATAAATTCGCTCGTGTTTGCGCATCGGTCTCTTGTTCAATTTGTTCTTCTAAACTTTTATATCGTTTAAGTAATGAATCTAACCATTTATCATTCTTTTGTTTTTGAAGTTTAGCATATTCGCCTTCAAGCCCTTGTAATTCTGTTTTGTTAAGCCTTATACCAGTCGCAGTTCTTTCAAATAGTTTGTCTGCATCAAAGCGAGCTAAGCCTTGATATTTTGCTGTTAAATTCTCTATCGACTCGGAAGTTAAGCCAGTTGCGGAGGCGGACTCTTGTAACGCCGTATTAAAATTTTCGATATTTTTCGTTTCTGCGTCAATATCAACTGTAAAAGCAATACCATCGTCGAAACTTAATTCGCCCATCTCTGTTTTTATTCTTTCGATGGCATTATTAACCGCTTTCTCGTAATCATCTGTATTTTTTAATTCTTTGTTGATATATTTATCTAATAAATCAAAATTAGTATCATAAGTTGCTATTAACTCAAATTCAACTGGATTTTTGTCTGCATATGATAAAAGGTGTTTTCTAATTTCAGCGGCTTTTTTGTTCGCAGCAGAATCAGAAGTTGCTTCTGTTTTAATTTCTGCCTGAACTTTACCCATAGCAATATTAAATGCTTTACTCCAATCTTGAACTTCGTCGTATGCTTCTTGGGCATATTGGCTGAGTTTCTCTTTTGCACCTTGAAAGTTCCAAAAATTCACGAACTCAACGGGATGTTCAGACATATATGTTTTGAGCCTACTATTAATCTCTTTTGCTCTTGCTTGTAATACTTTCGTCGCTTCGGTATCAGTTGTTACCGAACCGTCTGAGTTCATTCCTTCAACTTCTTCATTAACATTATAATATATGTCTATATTTTCTTCATATATTTGCTTTTGAGTTTTGCCTGCGATTCTTTCTTCCAAGTTTATTTTTGATTTTGATAAAGGGTCGTTGGGGTCAATATAAGCAAAGGATGTCCCCTTTGGTGTTTGAGGAAGTTCTGGGTATTTTTCATCAACGCGCTCTAAAACATCTTTGTACTGTTCTTGCTTCATTTGGAATATATAATCAATAGTGTCTTTATCTATTCCTTTGTCAGCCAAAGCCGAAATAAAGCCCGTATTTACTTTATTAATATCAAACTCGCCCTTATATGCACTACTTAATACTTCTTCGTACATCCCTGCAATATCAACATCTTTAATATCAAACGATTTTATTAGTCCCCAAAAGTTATCTGGGTTTATCAAAGCTTGCAAGTTGTGTAGATAACCAACATATTCATTATATACAGATTCATAACCTTCAACGATTGTTCCGTCAGCATATGTGAACTGATTGATTGCATCATATATTTTTGTTGCTAACTGAGATGCCGACCCTTGCTCCTTTGTAAGATTTTCTTTATACCAAGGGTCTAAGCTTTCGTTCTCTTGTAAAGATTCAATATACTTTTGATAAAAACGATTCAGTCGCCAAGTGTGCATCTCAACCCAATCTTTATAAGAAGCACTCGATTCGGCGGATGGGTAATTATCCACAGAATAGCTCTGCATTTTTAACTCTGTGCCTAATAAATCTTTTGCCAGAGAAGCATTTGTTTTTGCTTGTATTTTTTCATTTTGTTCTAATAATTCTTTATTTTCAAGCAACAGTTGTTTTGCTGTGGATAATTTGTCAATCTCAGCTTTATCAACCAATGTTATGCTTGGTTTATTAAGAATTTCAGCTAATTCGTCATCAACATCAGATATTTTGTTTTCTATGTCAGAAATACTGCTTTCAATTTTTGATAACTCAGATTGTCCGTCCTGTAAAGCTTGTTCTGCTTTTGTATGTGCTTCTTCAATAGCCTCCGCCGCAGCCTCCTTAGATTTGTCTATTTCTTCGCGTGCTTTCATTCCTATTGCTACGGCTGCTCCGAGCGCCAATAGTATAGCGCCAATAGGGTGAGAGGCTATACTAACTTTGAATTTTTCCCAAGCACCTCTAAGTAAATTAACCGCGCCCGTTGCTACACCTGTTGCACCAGATAATCCCATCATAGACAATATTTCTGCTTGTTGTGCGCCAACAACTCCTGCGGATGACAAAGCCTCTTTGACTTGAGCAGCGGTTAAAGCCTCTTTTGCTATTAAACAACCATCTTCGGCTGTTTGTAATCCCAAAGTAGATGCTACTTGTGCCATCTGTTCAGTAGTTAAAAGACCCGATGATATTAATTCTTCTTGTTGGGCAGCAGTCAACATTGTTGTAGCCGTAGCCAAGCCTTGTTTTGCTAACGCAGCTTGAATATCAGCTTGAGTATAAGTACCTTTAGCCATCGTTGCGGTTTCGGTAGTCATTATTTCTTGAATTTGCTCCGCATTTAAGCCCTGTGTAGATAATGCCAAGGCAGCTTGTTCTGCGGTCAATCCCCTAATTGCTTGTTGATAAGCTTCTATATTGCCATAGTTTACACCAACTACACCAACATTCATTTTGCCCAATGCTCTTGTTGCCGCACCAACAGCATTTATGCCTTGCAACCAAGATTTTATTGTCAAACTTTATATTTCACTATTATTGAAATATTAATAAATTTATGGTATAATATAAAAAAGGAGGTCGTGTTTATGAGAAAAACACAACAAGAATTATTGTATGAACAATATAAATACTTATCCAATGAACAACTACGAGAAATTGCAAATAGCGATGAATTTGACGAAATTGCCCATAAGGTTGCTAATCAAATTCTCAATGAAGATAGAACTGAATATCAAGAATTTGTTAAAAAAGCAGAACAAAAACAAACCGAATCTGAAGCAAAGCAACATAATAAAGAAAACAATCCTTTATATGAGGACATCCACCAAATGGCTAAAGATTTGCGTTTTTTAAAAAATGTTGTTATAACTTTTATCGCTATTTATGCAATTAGTATTATAATTCTTTTAATTTTTTATAATATGTTTATTAATACCATAAATTAGTCTCGACTGTATATTATTGCAATTATCGTTTCATATAATTGCAACCAGAGGTTGTCAGTCTGTGGGGGCTTTTCTCGTAGAGAACTATCCCTGCTGACCTTTGGAGCGCAACATTATTACAACCCCATTGTCAAGGAAATTTTGCCTTGGCAATTTTTTCTTCGTTACCAAAGTGGGGGAGTAGTTGCGGTGTACCAAATTCCCAGCATATTGCTCCTTCGTTTATAACTATGTATTTCATAGCCAATAATAGAAAACTATCCATATCTGGATAGAACACTATTATAGTCGGCACATTTAAAGAGAGGGAAAACATTTTATCCCTACCGACGTTTTTAATAAGCATCGTAGTACCTATTCCAACCAATAATGAAGGAAATAGACCTAATTTACCTACAATCGCACTTAAAATTTGAAGAATAGTTTTGCCGCCATCAATTAAACCCTTCAAAGAGTTTGAATCTAACGCCTCATTTGAAAAGGACTCCCAAGCCGTCTGTAATTGGTTTAGGTGTCCTTGCATTGAGTTTAGATATTTTTCATTCTCTTTTGCGGCTGTGCCTTGTGCATTAGTTGCAGATTCTGTTGCCGCTTCAACTTGCGACCAGTTGGAGATAATAGCGGCTATACCGTTAGCATTTCGCTTACCCGCAACGGTTTCGAGTAAATCAGCTTGTTCAGTATCACTAAGCTTGTCATAAACATTTGATATTTCTTTAAGTATTTGATATGTACTTTTAAAATTACCATTGTCTTGAAATATATTTACTTGTCCGTGAGTGAGATTAAGAACGTGAGTTTGCATTTTAGATATAGATTCCACATTTTCATCTACATCTTCGCCTAAATCCTCAAGTTCTCCTTTCATACCTCTTAAACGTAATGAAGTAACATTCAATATCGTACCAGTTTTCTCTGCGTTTTGAATAACCTCATTCATACCAGTAGCCATACCAGTAGCTTCTTGTATGGTATTCCCTGCCATAGCTAATGCAGAAGCCGACCTTTGCATAGCGTTACCAATATCAGAGGCGGTCACAGCATATTCGTTATTTAGCTTATCGTAAATATCACTTATGTATTCAACGGATTTGGCGGTGTCGCCTTGAAACGTATCGTTTAATTCATTCTGAAACCCTTTGTAGGCGGTAATAAGATGTTTGGTGGCGGTATCGGTATCAATATCGGTAACGTGTTGATATGTCGTTGTAATACCCGCTTACTCTTTAGCCGTATCAGAATCATAACCGAGTTTTACCCAAGAGGTCGTAAGGTTAATAACATCTTTGAGTGTTGCGCCATATCGTTGCGCAGAATCAATCATTTCATCGTAAAGTCTTTCGTATTGCTGTGTTGTTAGATTTGTTACGCGATATAACCCCGTCATAGCCGTGTCAACATCTAAAACATTATTATACATTTGCTTTACTGCCGCTATCCCTCTATAAATTAACAGAGAAGCTGAAATGTATCTACTAATTACACCAAATGAACTTCTAAAAATATCTCCGACGGTTTGCCCGGTCTTACCTGCCGCAATAGCAGATTGTTTAATGCCGTTAAACTCTCTTTCTATTGCGTTTAATTGGGAGGCGGTTGCAGTACCAGACGCATTTAATTGTGCAAGTCGCGCCCTCAACTCTTGGATGCTTGCACCGAAATCTCTTGATGCTCGCGAGTTTTTATCCATCCAAGCGGCGATTTTATTATCAAGGGTAGTTATTTGCAAACTGCTGGCAAATGTTCTGCTCTCCGCAGAAATAGTAGCAAGATTATTTTTTACTCTTGAAAGAGTTTCCTCAAAACGAGTATATTGAGAAACGAGCTCATCACCAGTTGCTGTTTTCATTGATTCTTGTAAGGCTCTAAGCTCTTCGATATCAGTTTTTACAACTGTTAATTGAGAATGACCCGTTGCACCAAGCCGTTCATATTGCGCAGTTGCTTCTGCTACAAATCTTCCAACTGAACCACCATCTGCGACGTTGGCTTGGATTGTTTCAATCATCCTTTGCTTTGTATCAGCCAGTTTTGCATCCAGCCTCTCTAACTCAAATTCAGTTTGCCGAGATTGTTCCATTAAGGATTCCATCTGCGTGTGAGATAAGTTGCCATTTAGTTCGGATTGGAGCGTCCGATATGTTTCTCTTAACCGATTTAATTGTTCGGTTATAATTTCAATCTCGCCTACATTGTTTGTTGAGCTCAATCCGCCGATTTTAACCTCTAATTTGCGCATTTCTTTTTCAACGCCTATTAGCTTACTAAAAGCAGCTTGAACCTCTTGTGCGGCTTGTTTCTCTTGATTAAGAGCAGAAGTATCAGCCAATTTTGCATTTAGAGCAGAAATTTGAGCATCTGTTTTTGCAAAACCATTACGCAAATTATCTATTTGAGCTGTGGAGAACCCTTTGCTAAAAGCTGCATTAATATTATTATAATCAGCCATTAATCTATTTAACTGACTACTTAATTCAGCTATTTGTTTAGAGTCTTTGGTCGCATCTAATCCAGATAATTTAACACGAGTTGAGTTTATCCTACTCTGCAATTTAATTAAATCATTATAGGCTGCGGTGTATTCGTTAAGGAAATTCTTACTACCTTTATTTCCACCAACGCTATCTCCGATGTTGATATTAAATCGCTTTTTATTTAATGCGGATTGTATTTGATTAATGAGTGTGCCTGTTTCAACGCTAAAATTTGTTAGTTTAAATTGCTGATTTTGCACTTTACTAACTTGCTCTTTTAGTTTTGCCATATCTAATTCCGCCCGAAACAGAGCACTAAAATTATTATCTGCCATATTTGCCTCCTTTCTATAAAATAAAAATCACCTACTTTAAATAGGTGAAACTAATGTTATAAATCATTTAATCCTTTTTGTTCTACTTGTTGAATACCGTCTGCGCCAAAATACTTTTCAAACTGATTTTCTTCGGTTCTATCATCGTATATCGAAATCATATCTCGGCTTGACCACGAAGATATAGATTGTACGACACTTTCGGGCAAATTATTATCCAATAAATACGTTGTAAAAAAGTGCCTGAACTGATGACAGTACGATGGTTTTCCAACAATTTTGCTTATTAAACGCATCCACGAATCAATAGTAGAAGTTTTGATATGATTATCTAACCATACCTTTTTCTTGCTTTCATTTAATTTCGAGGCAGGGAATAACCAATCTGTTGTTATACCTAATTCATCTCGCCTCTTTAACCATAAATCTAAATAAGGCTGAAACATTTTTGCCAAAGTATAAGCATAAATCATTTTGCCTTTTTTGCCCCGCCCTTTAGATTTGATTTTTTCTGGTGTTTTATATAATGCTCCATCACATATTAAATTTTCTTTATCAAAATACGAAACTTTAAAACGCACTAATTCATCTTTGCGCTTACCACTATACATAGCCAACGCAATAAAACACGCTTTTTCAAATTGTTCTTGCTCAACCAGCGTATCTAATAATGCTTGAGCATCTTCTTCCGAAAGCACGGTTTTTTCTCTAACCGCCTCATTTGCTGGCGATTCAATTTCGCTCCATATCCTCTTGTAGTCTGGAAATTCATCATCTAAAATCTTGATAATATAATTCTCCATTGACCGCAAAGTTGCCTTAAAAGTTCGTATTCTTTTTGGAGCCCAACCCCAAACATTAATTGCGTGATTTTGGAACTTAATAGCTTCACGCTTGGTCATTTTTACGAAAAACTTATTTCTGTTATAATCCAAGCACCAACACCAAAAAATATGTAAATTTGCTTTATATTGAGTAATCGTACCCTGAGATTTATCTGTTGAGGATAGGTATTCTAAGAAGTCGTCTTCTAATTGCAAATTGTCCTCATTGACTTTCTCTAACTTTTCTTCGGAGGTTAAGTTATTATAAACGGTACTTCTGCCAATTTTTGGCATACCTTCACCTCCTATCCGTTTATTTAAAGAAATCGCTCATTGTGCCAAAAAATGATTTCTCCATTTTTGCTTTCGCTCTTTCCCAATATCCTTGTTTACCAACAGCCTCTCTTAAAAAACCAGAACTGCTATTCGTGATGCCGTAGTTAGTTAAATTCAAAACGTCTTTCATAGTCGGATTTTTACCAGTTGTGTATTGGTGTGTATCATCCAATCGCATTTCTAATTCTACGGCATTTCCCTTATCGTAAATCCCACCAATTTGAGGAGTATCACCTAACGCACCAGTTCGCTTATACATTTTAGGTTCTCCGCCCTCATAGAAGCCGCCTGTTTCCTCATACATATCGCCGAGCATTTTTTGTGAAGCAACTTCAATAGCTTTTCTCATTTGTTTTTTCATTATCTGCTCGACTTGCGCCATATTTGTCGCTCTCATTGGTTATTTCTTCGCCGCCTCTAAATCTACTATTTTATCTGCCGCCGCCTTTTGAAGTACATTAACTACACCTTCACCGTTTAGACCACTCTCTTTAAATCCTTGCGCGATTATGCCTGCGTTGGCAATAGCTTCAGGATTTACAGCGTCGCCCATTTTCTCAAGGAATACGCCAAATATATCACCGATTAATTCTATTGCACCACCAAGAGTAGTCCTGCGCGACTTAACGATTTCCATAGCATCTTGATAAGCGTGCGCAAAATCAAAAGCAACAACGGCGTGTGGATTAAGTGCTTTGTTAAACTCCACTATAAACTCCTTGTCTTTTACGAGCTTGTCCATACTAACCAAATCCATAATTTCGTCGCCTAATTCTTCTCTATACGGATTGTCGCCCACACACATATTATAGAAAACTCTCATCGCACTAATCTTGCCGATGTGTGGTTGATATTTGCCCTCTGTATTGAAGAAATAAAGCGCAATATCCTCTACCGCCGCCACATATGTAAAGTAATCAAATGTTGTATTAATTTCGTATTTGTTCATTTATTCCATTCCTTTCTCTATTCAAAAATCAATAAAATGACTGTTTTATTTATTTTTTATGCACTTCTATAATGTGCCTTTATTTTACCTATAATTGCTTTGTATCGTGTTTTTGTTTAAGGGATATAACGAGTTGTTTTTATCCCAAAATCACGACACGACGCAATTCTGGCTATGTATATCCCGCAAGAATTTATCAATGTTGTAGATGTATCTCGTTCTGGCTTTTTTCTGCTCGATAATCACATATTGAATGTTATTATCATTTAAGTCTTTGAAGTTAAAACTTTTCTTATCTATGTTTGCAATTAATTTATTAAACTGTGATATTTCAAGAAAAATTGTTGTTTCAAGCTGACGAAATTCTATTACAAATCCACAAATTATACCATCATATTTATTCCACTCGTTCAATCCCTCGATTTGGTGAAAATGTATCTCTCTGCTCTCTTGTTTTGTTCGTTCAAACGATATTGATTTTCCCGCTACGGTTTTCATTTCTAAAGCATATAAAATACGTTTGCGAGAATCGAATAATATAAAATCGAAAGGATTTTTACGACTAAACCTTAAATTTCCGCCGCCGAATGATTGAGCCGCATCGGGTATGCGGAATAATAGAGCATAATCTGGAGTTGATTTTCTGATTTGGTTTTCAAATATTTTTCCTATATTCGACATAATATCAATGTGGATTTTTCATCCATTTTTGATGAGCGTATGCAGTTTCACTTTTTAAAAACCAAGCCGTTATTTTGCCGGGTTTCTTTTCGTGCTCAAAAACAAATTTGGGCTGACATCCGTGAGCTGTATAAAAAATTATTTGTTTTATACAATCAATGGCGATTAGATTTTCTCGACCATAACAAGATATTGCCTCGTCAAGTGTTTCAAAATTTAAGCTCTTCATTTTTCTCTCCTTTTGCTAAATTTAAAGCGCAAAAAATAAGGGAGGTAGTACCGTATTATGCCTAATACTTTTGGTATTACCTCCCTCTAAAAATACAATACAACCTTATTTCTTATTTTTATTAAACGCTTTGTGAGTTGTTTTCTTATTAAAATTATTATAATTAGGCTTTGCAGTAGGATGAGCCTCTGTCATCTTGACGGGTTCAACTTTAACCTGTTCAACCTTTTTATTTTCTTTATAATCGTCACCAACAACGATATATTTGCCATTCTCAAAAAGGACATTAACAAATTTTACATCTTTTTTAATGGCGGGTATTTGGACTTCGTGTCCACCAAATTTGATAACCGTAACAG